ACCAAATTAACAATATCGTTTTCTTTTCTAAGATACTTCATGGCATCTTTATTAGCTTCACGCCAAGTCTTCCAAAACTTATGTGATGTAGAAGCAACCATACCAGCTTGTAAATACATTTCTTCGGTTATATTCTCAAAACTAGAGTTCTCATAATCGTTGAAATTCCAGGGGAAAGCGACATCATAATCTACCTTATCAAACACCTCAGTCATCCTGTCTAAGAAAATGTGGTCTGCGTCACAATTAACTATAAGGTCATAATCTTTCTCTAATAACTCAGCAAAGAATGGTTTAGCCTGATACCAGTTAATCCCTTTTTCAGCAAATAACTTATCTACTACATCTGATCTAAAAACCACTAAATCAATATCTGGATGCCACTTCTTAAATGAGTTAATCATTAAGGGAGTTCCCTCTGAATAGTAAAGGTTATCTGAGACTGCTGTAAATGCACACTTTTTCATCGTCTTGCTATAAAATGTCCTTCCATTACCTCATAGATAAATCTAGTCGTATCGCAATTTATTTGCATATTAACGGAAAAATAAAACTATTTTTGCACTACTTTCGTACTGTCTAGCTTTAAATCCTAATGAAATAATGTAATCAACTAATTCACGCCACGAAGGAAAGTGAAATTCACATTCCATAGCATCAATTTTATCTACAACTTTCTTAAATCCTTCACTTCTAATAATCATGTCTTCTGATCCTTCTGGGTCAAACTTCATGAAATCTACATGCTCGATTTTGTTTTCTTCAAAGAATGAATCAATAGTCTGGGTTTTAACCATAACTTTATCTTCATATCCTTTAGCATGAATAAAACCACCCATGTTATCAACTCTAGTCTTTAAGTTATAGGTATCTTCTCCTGGTTCTTCACCAACTACTAAAGAGTTCATTGTTCTATTAGCTGAGTTCTGACTAAATTCACTCTCTCCGTTCTTATCAGCTAAAGCTACATTATGTATTGAAACATTATCCCACTCGTTAAACTCTTTGTTCTTACTAAGAGCTGCAAAGTTTTCTGGTGATGGTTCAATAGCGTAAACGTGTTTAGCGTATGGTCTAAAGTGTTGAACTGTGATTCCTATATTAGAACCGACATCAACTATGACCATGTCTTTCTTTTGATTTAAGACTTCAAGATAAACTCCTTCTCCCCATATTTCATTATAGATTGCTGGTATGTAGAGAGAATCAAATGGTACTTCTCTACCTGCCTGGTCAACTGTTGGGTAAAATAATCCTCCTAATTTAATTTTGCTGTTTGCCATAATACACCTCCTATCTTGTTAATGATAAAAAATAAGGTTTGTCGTGCATAACCATAGTCTTTAAGATATCCGGTAAGTCTTCTACTTTTTCAGGGTATACGCTTTGAATATGTTTAAATTGGTTAAAGAACTGTGGTATGTCTGAAGCGTCATGTGAGAAGCCATCATGGGCATAGTCTTTGTCTCTACCGCTACCAATCAACTTTACATTCAACTTCTCATGGTCAATATAAGTTCTAATTGTCTCAAATGATCTATAAAAGAATGGTGTAATCGTATAACAGAAAGGTATCTTTCCTTCATAGGCTAATCCTACGGCTATATCTAACATGGCTTGTTCTGCTGCCCCGCAGTTTAGGAATCTATCAGGGAACTCGTCTCTAATCTTATCAAACCCTCCCATACCTAAATCTCCAGTTAAAGCCCACACATTAGGATTAGTTTTCATTAGTTCGTATAATTGTTTAAAAAAATCTCGTCTCATTTGAATATCTCCTCAAATTCCTTAGCGTTTAATACTTTATAGTGTCCCTCAACTCCTTGAAGATAATCAGACCACTTAAACATATTAGTTCTAAACAATAAGCACGGATAGAATAACTTAAGTCTCATTTCTAATAAGTCTGTATCAATCTTTCCGTAAGCTCCTGTACCATTAGCATTGACAGCAATTCTCATATTTTCAAGTCGTTGTTCTCCTGCTATTCTTAGAGCTTCCCAATTACTACCCTCAGCCATAGCCCCGTCACTTGTAAGAACGTGTACTGCTCTTTTTCTATTAGCTAAAGCCATACCGACTGCTATACCTATTCCATGACCTAGTGAGCCTGCACTTGCATAGATGTTATTCTCTACATCTCTATTGGGATGAACTCCATGTTTATCAAATAAAACCACTGCATCTTTAAAATAATACTTCTCTAAAACTACATATAACGCTAGCCCTGCATGACCATTATCTAAGACAAATGGTTCACCCTCTCGTCTTACCTTAAACATCTTATCTATAATTCCTACGCTTGTTAGACAAGAACTTAAATGGCTAAGACCTTTCTTATAACTTATCTGTAAAATTCTTTCCTCTAATTTATTTTTCGCTATCATATTGCTCCTTAATTGATTGTTTAAGCGTCTTAGTGGGTAACCAACCGTACCCACGAGCTTTGAAGTTGTTATTGACCCAATAATCAGTATCATAAGCTCTCAAACTTTCTACTAAGTTAATATTGACCTTTTTACCTGTCACTTCTTCTACCAAATCTAGCACTTGTTGATTAGTTGTGCTAACACCAGTCCCTAGTTGATATATGCCTCTTGCTCCATGTTCACTAAGGGAAAGTATGCCACTAACTACATCAGATACGTCTATGAAGTCATGTACTGCCCCAGAAACGAAGTTTACTGTCTCACCTGTGGTAGTAGCCCTTAATAGGGTAGGGACAAGATGTTCTGGTTGCTCTCCAACCCCTGTAACGCTAAAAGGTCTGATAATACATACTGGAAGGTCGTGTTTCTCCATAAAAGCTAATAGAATCTCCTCTGCGGCTCGTTTACATCGTGAATAAGTGGTCTGTGTCTTTAACATAACCGATGATGAGGACATAAAGACAAATGATTTGAACTTAAAGTCTTTAATCTGTCCTAGAATCTTCAAAAGGTCTTCAATATTGGCTTTATAAATCATGTCTTCGTCTGTTTGAGAAGCTAGATTGCCGTAAGAAGATAAAAAGAAGAATCTATCAAATGGTTTTAACTTAACTGTGGAGATTTCATCATGGGGAATAGAAGTAATATCTAATTTCTTAGTTAACTCTGAGCCTATAAATCCTGATAATCCTGTACCGTAATTCATATCCTGAATAACCTATTTAAATTATATATTCTGTGAAAAGTTTTGTCAAATATTGTACCCATGTACCACTACTGCTGGCATAGTTGCTGCTGATACCCCTGCGGCTTGATTTCCACTGGAAACATTAACTGGGGTCGCTCCGTTAGGATAAACTGTTGTAAATGGATATGGTTGTAGATCTGCCATATTAGTAGAAAATTAATGTTCTATACCATTCAGTTCCTCCACCGGTTGCTGATAGTGCAGCTCCTGTATGTTTCATAATATAAAGATATTTAAGTCCATCTGTGGTTTGAACTATTTCCATTCTATTTCCATTGACTGCTGCACCAATACTTGAGTTTAGGGTATAGGGTACAAATCCTGCACCTTCCATTTTATATTTAGTTAAATCCATATAAAATAGTTTGCCTGTTGCATCTTTTTGAATATAAATTCTATCTGCCCCATCATAAGCGTACATAGTACCCAGAGTAAATGTTTCGGTATCTGGCCCAACGCAGAAGGCTAATTCCCAAGTATTCGTAGTAATATCAAATCTATCCCAAGCATTAGAAACCTGACCTCTTGGAGAATAAATGTATCTCCCAGGATTAGAAGTTGAACCAGCAGCCCAAGTTAATTCGTGTCCCATACCTCTTACTGGGCAACCTAGTATCGTATACATTGACGAGTTAGCTACTGGAGCAGTAGTAAATACACCTGTAATAGTGAGAGCGGTAGCTGTATTTGAGGTGATAGTAGCTTCCTGACCCGTTCCCTCTCCTGCGTTTATTCTGATTCTAAATCCAGTCCACTGATTAGTAAACCAATTTTTAGTCGTATCGGTAATAACTGCGTTAGTTGTATTAGTTACTGTTGTAGGAACACCAAAAGTATCTTCAATAATATACTTAGTCGTAGCATCTGGAGTAAAACCCCATCCACCTGAAACAGTTAAGGTATTTGAACTATTAGATGTGATGGTTGCCTCAACCACATTGTAACCAGTACCAGAAATAATCCAAACCTTATAACCCAACCACTCATTTCCTTTCCATACTTTTGTAGAATCTACTAAGGTAGTTGGAGAACCGCCTGTTGCCCAACCTGTATTAGTTCTTGTAGGGAATTTCTCCTGTACTGCTCTACCAAAAGCATCAGGACCATAGATAATGTATCTTGATGTACCTTCTACTCCAGCGGTAATATTTGTGCCATAAATGACCAATGAAGTAGCGGTATTAGATGCGATACGTCTTACTTGAGTTGTTCCCGCTGTTCCTACAGTTGCCAGTTGAACAATCTTTCCAGCGTGTTCATTTACAGTCCAAGCCTTAGAAGCATCAACTATGGTAGTAACTCCTTGTGCTACTGTAGCAGCAGCCGTAGCTGTAGCGGCAGTTGCTATGTCAAAAGTTGTTAAACCACTAACGCCCAAAATATAACCAGTAGTATTCCAAGCAGCCTCAACTGCACCTGCGTAAGTTATTAAACTTCTCCATGTGTCTTAATAATTCCTTTATTGCTGTAACACTATTAGCTACTTCTCCTGATTCAATCTTACCTTTAACATAACTTTCTATCCTTTCTATCTCTTTAGGAAATCCACCTACCGGATCGTTCCATGTATCACCTAGTTTAAAGTGTTCTACTAAATAAGGATGGTTGTGTTCTCTTGAGTAATCTGTATAGGGAACTTCGATATTGTCTGATACTTGAGTAGTTGATTTATCCTTGTTAACTTCTACCTTTGATTCTTCTACTACAACTGGTTCTATCTTTGTTCTAAATACTGTATCGCTCATATATCCTTACCTCCTGTTTCGTCAAATCGTATTTTCCTTATATGTTCTTGTACATATCTAACGTGTCTTCTGTCTCCTGATCTAATAGCTTGGATAAGTTCTTCTCTAACTTCTCTTATCTCTCCTGACTCTCGCATTATTTTATCAACTATTGCTTCGTAATGATCTCTTTGATAGGAGTTCTTAGAATTATGTATCATTACCATTAATTCTTCTAAATCTTGTTTTCTGCTTTTATCCATATTATTTAAGTTATCCCCGCCCCATTAGGTGAAGCGGGGACTAACACTCTATAACGAAACTAATCCGTTATCCTATACGATAGCGAAACGGGCGGCTACAACCCATTTAGGATTAAGTAATTTAGTTGCGTATGAACCTGACCAAGAAATAAACGAGATTCTTCCCGCTGGAGACGATGAGTCAACTGCGTTTGGTAATATCGTTAATTTTGGTTGATCTCCTTCTAAGTCAAAGACTCCGAAGGCATCTTGTCCGTGAACATAGGTGTAATGTCTTGTAACACCTGAAGACGCTGTTGAAGTCGCTTCAATGCCACAGTTATCATCTAAGTTCAACATCCATCTGACTTGGTATAATTCACCCATTTCACCATTATAAAGTTGTTTACCATCTTTATATGTGTGGGAGTTTACCCAAGTTGTATCTCCTAACAAATTGTATTTGCTAAAAGAATCAGTTTTACCGAGGTACATACCATCGGCGTAAGGATGTGCTTTGTTAGATTCAAGAACCTGCACCATGCCCCTAATATCGCAAGCGTCTAATGTATCGCCTGCTGTAAAAGTTGCAACGGTATGGTTGTTACCATAATATGAAGTTCCATTGTCTAATTCTAGCCTTACCAATCTGTTTAAGGTTTCTCCCATATTTTGACCTACGAGAGCTGCTTTTTCCTTCATTCCTGAATCAATACCTGTTAAGGTTAATAACTTACCATGAGTGGTCGTTAAACCATACTCAGAGAGAGTCATTGATACAGTTGATGGGTTAATTGCACAAGTTGCCGGATTAGAAGCTTCTCCCATAGGGGAAGTAATAATCGTTAATGGGTCATATCTTGTGAAATTTACAGTCCTGCCAGAATTGGCGGATATTGTTCTATTCTGACCTCCCTCTTTTAATACGAGAGCGTACTCTGCTCTTGCGAGAAAGACTTTCTCATAATAAGTTGCCACTTCCTGTGGAAGGGATGTCGTTGTGTTAACGTTTGTAACACTATCAATGTTTGATCCTACTACTGCCATAATTTATTCACCTACCTCTCTGCCAAGATTAAGCTTGAACAATTCCTAATTCTTGTTCTAGCTCCGCTATTGATTTCTCAGAAGCGGGTTTCTCTTGTTTGCGTATAGAAGTTGGCCTTAGAGCAGTTTCAGATACCTGCTTGGCAATATTCTCTGTAACTTTGCCAACTTCCTTCGCTACTGACCCTTGATAGGGCTTCATCAGTCTGTCTACAAACTTTGAAACTGATGCTGAGTACGGGTTCTGTCTAACCATAGCTTCCGTAGCTTCAGTAACTGTTTCAGAAAGCTCTTTATCAAAGTCATCGCTGTCCGGATTAAGCTGACTATATTTCCTGATTACGTCATTAGACTCCTGATTGATTCTATTGACCGCATCATTCTGTTTAATCTTAAGCTCTACTCTTGCGTCTGCAACTCTCGCTACATCTGCTTGATATCGCTCTGGCGTAATCGTTTCGCCTTCAGAAACTTGCGGATTATATTGTGGAACATATTGTTCCTGTGAACCTATCGGTTCTGTGATTTCCGCTAGTCTATCAGCTAGTGATTTCGCTCTCTCCTCAGCGGCTTTCGCCCTCTGATTCAATTCCTTAATCCTATGTGCTGCTCCCTTGTTGCTCTCTGCTGTTTCTGTCTCAGTTCCTTCTTCTTCGGTTGCAACCTCTATTTCTGGTTCTTCGACTTCCTCAGTTGTTTGTTCAACAGTCGGCGATTCTGTCGGAGTGTTATCTTCACTCGCTGCTTCAGCGTTGGAGTTTATTCGTTGCTCCTCGGCCGCCAAATCTTTACTATCCATATGTGTTCACCTCCTAACCTCGCACCTGTAACGTAATGTGAGAATACGCTAGTTAAAAACTAGATCTTAGGTATATTTGGAAAGATACCCAAGACTTAATCTTTAAAGTAAAGTTAATAAGACTCTTACTCTTGCTGCTCTTGTCTTTTGTGAATCTCCGCCACTTGCCTTTTCTACCTGAACTAATAAACCATCCTCGCTAACATTATTAGTATCTCTAGTTAATAGAGTTTTTAGTTCCGTAATCTGTGGTGCTGTTAGTGCCATAATTTATCTCCTTTCTAATATTGGTTGGCCGTCTTCGGATATTCCAACCATTATTGATTCCATCCCTATATAGCTCGCATGTTCAAGTTCACAAGATTTGCAAACAAGGTAGGGTCCTCGTTGACTCCATCCATGACTTCCTTTAGGAATGAACTCAAATGTAGGTTTAGTAAAGTCAAGGTCTTCTGCAAGTGCTTCATTTTGCTTCTCCTCCTCCACTCTGCTGAGCCTCCTTTGCGTCTGAAACTACATTTTGTATCTTTTTTAGCACTCCTCTTACTTGACTGATAACTAAAGCGTTTTTGCCTATTTCATCTAAACTTTTAGCATCTGCGATTGCATTATCATTAATCTGTTCTAATACTTGAATTGAACTATCAAAGTACTTGCTTAATGTTAACCAGAATTTATTATCAGCCCCACTAGCTAATATCTTTTCTTCATCTGTTAGAGAAACTAAGTCCTTTTCTTCCTCTATGAACTCTCTGATTGTTGTAAATGTTGGTCTTAATGCCGACTGATACTTCATAATTATTGTCCCATTCCGTTGGGTAATGGTTGTTGCATTTGATTAGGCTGTGCTGGCATAGGTTGTCCTGGCATCTGTCCACCCATAGCATTAGGGTCAGTTGGTGTTTGATTAACATTACCCTGCATTTGTTGTAAAGCCATTTGGAATTGCTGATTATGGGTATCTAATACAGTTTGTCCTTGTTCTTCCGGCATTAGTTCAGTTAATATCTTATCCCAATCCTGAATACCTGAGCTTGAGATGATTCGTTTCATTAACTCTCCAAAGTTAAAGTCATACCCATTAGCTTTAAGAGCTTCAACTAACGAGTTACCCTGTGGAGTGTTAGATGCTTGGAATAACTGAAGTAAATTACCTAAGTTTGTTTGCTGTTGTTTCTGGTCTACTGCATAAGTCGAACCACTTACTATCTCATAATCGTAGAGATTAGAGCCTGAACCCTTCTTAACTGTTAACTTACCAGTCTTTTCATCATAAGAGTCTTTAATTTCAGGATAACTTCGGGCTAGTTGGTCTATTTCTTCTTTAAATAAGCGTAAAGTAATCGCACTTGATTGTTTCTTACTCAATAGGTTGCACATTTTCTTCATTACCGAGGTTAAAAACTGTTCCATGTAGAATCTATCGGCATTATCTCTGGTATTCTCTCTGGCTTGTTGCATCTGTAGGGCTTGTGGAGTCTTCCCAAACTCTTGACCTTGCTGTTGGGTCATGGTTGTATCACTTGTGCCGAATAAGTTTATTATAGCGGCTGTAGCGACCTGATAGGTATTGTTGAATGTTGCTATGCCTTGTGGATTTAGTTGTAATGGCTGTGCCATGTTACCGATTTGATTTCTACCTAACCATTTAGACCCTGCAAGCATTTGAATAGAACTCATTGAGGCTATATTATCTTTGTTAAGAAGTACCGGAGGATAGATAGACATCTTAACTGCATCACCGTATAGATTCCATACTGAGTTGACCATCTTCTGCATTGAACCACCCCTTTGGAAGTCTGACATCCCCATAAAGTCATCAAGTAGTGGGATTGAATACTTACATTTGACTGGTAACTCTCCGTCTTCATGTGGGTTCTTTCTATCTCTAAAGGTCATGTCTGCATCTACGCATATATCAGTCCACATTCCATCCTTGCCTGTTTCAAATCTTGTAAGAACTTCAAAATAACCCTTACCCTTAGCGTTAGTTGTATTAGGATATTGGTCTGACTCTCTTTGAGATATAGAAGTTGATGAGTCTCTGTTTTGTTTACTACCAGATAAGCCTTTTAACTTTTCAATAATCTGAGGAATGTTCTTATAATCCTTGTTATCTTTTAGTTTCTCGAAGTAACTAATTGGTCTCCATGTTCTTATAATAACGTAGTCCGAATCTTCTAAACTTACTGCTCCTACTTGAGGAAAGACATCTCGGATATTAAGTAGCCATACATCAGGTCCTACATATCCATTAGGTTTAACATCCCAATCAACTAAGACAAAGAAGTTACCATAGATATTTGAATAGAGGTCAACCATTCGCATCTTGGTTAAGAAGTCAAATTGTGCATTAGCATTGGGGATAACATACTTCTCTAGGATAAGATTCTTAAGTGTTGCATCGCCTATATCGTTCTTGCTTATGCCTCTAACCTTACCTGTTTGAAGCTGTGCCATAACTCTGTAACTTCGTTCAATGGTTAATGTGGATAACTTGGGGTCAAATACTTTAGACTTTTGTTTGGAGGAGACATTATCGTTTAATATGTTGTGGAATAATTCTTCTGCACTATCCCAGACTAATCTT